CGGGGCTTCTGTCGTCGGTTATGGCTGGCGCTTCAGGAGTATCCTGGGGCGTAACACCAAGTGCTTGCAAGTCTTCCGGCGTGGCGATTTCGCCTTCCATAGCCCCCGGAAGTCCCGCGGCCACCAGCTTGGCGATGTCATCTTTAGTAAGCATGTATTCCATATCTATCGTCCAATCTTATCTCGGGAAAAAGCCGCCGCCTTGGAAAAATCCGCCCTGCCCCATTCCGCCTATTCCACCCAAGACGCTTCCAACCGCCGACAACCCGCCAAACGGATCGCGCGTAGTGACAGTGCCGAGGCCCGCCGGAACGCCGGCACCCGCCGCCAGGAGCGCGTTAAGCTGCGTGAGCGGATACCCTTGCTGCTCTTGGAACATTGCGTAGTCCGACTGCAACTGAGCCTGCTCCAGGGCGCGCTGCTGCTCTCCGGCAGACATTTGCGCGCCGAGGCCGGAGAGCTGCGATTGCAGCTGCTGCCCGGCGAGGCTGCCCAGCGCGTTTGCCGCCGCCGACTGGATGCCGGCACCTTGAAACTGGCCTTGGAAGTTGGCTGCGTTAGCCGCTTGAGCTCGAGCCGCCGCCGCTTCGCGCGCCTGCTGCACGTTGCCGATGTCAAACTGACCGGATTGCAGAGCCTGCGTAAATGCCTGCTGGCGCTGCTGGGCGGACAAGGCGCCCGCCTGGCGCAGAGCCTCGCCGGCGAGTACACCCTCCTGCACAGCCTGACGCGATCCGCCAAATGCGCCGGCGGCCTCCGCCTGCGCGCCGAGCGCGTTTGACGCCATCTGGCGCTGACGCTCGATGTCCTGCTGGCCGAGGTCGATCACGTTCTGAGTGTAAGGGTCCATATACGCGCCAAGGTCTGTCGTGGCCAGTTGGTTCACGCCAACCTGACCCTCAGCACCCATTCTTGATGGGCGGAACCCCGTTAAGCCTTGCTGAACGCCTGCCGCCTGCCCATATGTCTCGCCGCCCATGTTGAGCCCGCCGAAGCCGGAAAGCGCCTGCTGCTGGGTCGGCGTCATGCCAGCAATCGTCTCGCCAGTGTATGGAGTGTATTCCGTGTCGGCGATCTCAATGCCGCGCGGCAGGATCTGCTCGCGGATGAAGTCTTCCTGCCACTGCGGCAGCTTGCTTTCTTGTGTCTTGGTCGAACTCATTGGCTCAGCTCCATCTCATAATGTCTGCGCGTTTCGCGGAATGAAGCCGCCTCTGCGTATTTCGCGAACCCCTTGCGACCGTCAGTCTCAATCGCGTCCATTTTAGCTTCTTTCGCTATTTTTGTCAAAGTGGCCAACGCCTCTCCGGCCCAGAGGTGCATGTCCTCTCCGCCCATCCACTCAATCTTGAGGTTGCGGCGCAGTGGGTGGTGCAAAATGCAGGTCACGACGGACGCCATTGGCACCCCGTCAACGTAAACCATCCACAGCAGTGACATGCCTTCATATAGGTCTTGGATGATGTGATCGGCGTCTACATTGCCCTGGCGCGCAGTAGACATCGCTATGAAGCGCCGCGCGTCGTCGATCACCGCCGGCAGGTTCTCGGGCAGCACGGCAAACATTTCCACCTTGGGATCTTGCTGCGGCTCGAAGCTGACCTTTATGACGTTTTCTCTATTCATCCGTGCAGCCTCGTTATCGCAATTGTGGAAGCTGGTGCTGCGGGTGCAAACGCCGTTGCCGCAGTTGCATCGAGAAATCCGCTGGTGCTGTCAACAGCCCACATCGCTTCCAAGTAATCTCCGGCGGCAAAGTTAAAGATAACAGACCGAGACACGACAAGCGTTGCTCCGTTTTGGTGCAGTGCGTTCTTCATCGTTGACCCAGCAACGTCAACGCCGTTGACGCGTGGCCAGAACCAGAAGTTTACAGTTGAGCTGGACGTAGATGAAATTTGTGCAGAAAAGCTAATCATGTACTCGCCAGCCTCTTCGAATACTATTCGAGAGGCTGGTGTGCCGTTTGTGATACCCTCGGCAGAGCTTGATGTGTACGTCAAAGCGTACGCGGTGTTTGTAGATGCCGCTGTCTGATCCGTTGTAATGCCGCCAGCATACTGGCCGTCCTCCAGCACGATTTGACGAAACTCACCGTTCTTAGAAACGACAGGGTAGCCGTTTACTTCATCCCATAATATCACCCCATTCTCAGAAGGGTTGTCCGTTGCTGTTTTAAATCCTAACTTTGCCAAGTTTTGCTGCAAGTATAACGAAAGTTGACGCCCCCACTGGCGCAAATCGGTGCCAATAGGGGGCAATATTGGGGCTGGCATTATCTACGCCCCCCAGCCTGAATATCAACCCGCATATTGCCAACCCTAAAATCTGACAAGGCTGCGCCTTCGACGCGCATTCTAATCTGACGGCCAGTAAACCTAACTGACGTAGGGTTGGACGTTGCGAAAGGCCCGTGGCTTGTTTCAGTGCCGTTGGGATAGAACCTTGTTTTGAATGTTAAATTTACTTCGCCCTGAGCCTTTTCATCTGGAATAAGGCTGGTGATCCGCGCCACTTGATCCCCTGAGCCTATAGATATAGGCCCGGTTTCGGCAAAGATTGATGAGCTATCAACATTTAATCCAACCTCATGGTCATATATATCGCTATCTGCATTGTGGCCAGCCATAAGAGGATACAGAAAAACACCGCGCTGCACGCCGCTGGTGCGTGATAAGTTGCCGATCAACCAGTGACCCTCTTTGTAATCATAAGCGACATATCGGTCTATTTCTGTTGAGTCTTCTGAGCAATAAAACCACCAAACCTCGCCGTATTGGCCATTTGCAAACGACCAAACCTTTGACTGCTGCGCCGTGTTAAAGTCGCCAAACACATAGTCAAATACGTCGCATGGTATTTCCTGAACGCTGTTACCGTCAAATCTAAAGAAACCGCGCTGCCCCATCCAGAACACGCCCATGTCAACGTCGGCCGCAGCCTTTCGAGATATGGCCCCGCAAGAGGTTCCAACACGCTCAAAGCCGTAAACATAGGGCGGGCCACTATAGCGCGCGGTATGCGCTGACGTATCAGTCAGAATAAGCGTCTGACCTCGCGTCCTAATGCCTTGCATAATTTGCCCGCTATCAGAAAGCTCAATGTCGCCAGCCTCGTTTGTTGCCGCTGGCGTCCACAGCGTGTTGTTTTCTCGGTCACACCATGAAATTTTGCGAGGATTGCCGCCGCTACCAAGAGCAAAGATAAAACGCTCTTCTGTTACAACTAAGCCAAGATTATTTATTGGAGCATTTGCAATGGGCGCGGCTTTAGTTCCAGACCCAAGCTGCCATTCCAACAAACGCTTATCATCTTTCGAGCAGGCTACAAGATATTCGCCAAAGTTGTCTAAACTCCACGTCGTCGCCTCTAGTGGTATAGCATTTGTACTCTGCTGGATTGGCTGACCGTAATAGCCGCTTCCATAAAATCCATCCCCATACCCTGTGCCAACCTCTGCACTTTCACGACCAGCAGTTAAGTCGGTGGGCGTAATATCATAAATAGTTCCGCTGCCGATCATTGCCTTTAATTCGTTGTAGGAGCCGCCAGCAAGATAGGCATCACTGGAATTTGTCTCCCAACTGTGCATACCTCGCACGGGATTTGTGCTAAACGACGCTTTTCGCTCCTGCCAGCCGCCAATCGGTCGCAAGCTATTATCTCGCCACCTAACCAAACTTCCATCACGCCAGCGACCTGATTGCTCTAGGTCAGTGCCGTTGCGGTAAAAGCCAGCGGGTATTTTGAGAGGTAGAAGTGGCATGGAAACCCTTTACTCTGGCTGAGTAGGCCAGTCGATGGTGTTTGGAAACCCAGATTGCTGAGGTACATCAAGCAGTGCTTGGCGATACACAGTCCACTCAGTTTGCTTATCTGAAGATAGGTCTGCCCAGCGCAGAGAATTAGAGACAAGTGGATCAACTTTTGTGCTTAAAAGCATGTCACGCTCTGCACGAACCTCTGTAGCTTTCCATTCATCATACACCGCATCAGAGGGTGCCACCCAAGCTCCACCTTCGTAAGTGTGCAAGTGAGATGGACGTTTCGTTACCTCAACAGTTCCGACTGGGTACGCAGCAATAATCTCATCCGAAGGGTCTGATAAGGTTTCCCAATAATCCCCATCAAGATTTATAAAGTATTTAGACATTTTAACTCCTATGACAGCATTGAGGCATTGAGATTGGAACTGCCAGTTGTTCTATAATAGTGTGTATTAGGGACAATAAAATAACCATTATCCCATGTACCGCTATCACCGTCAGGCCCACCAACAATAACGCCGCCACTAGCGGTTGTGCTGACATAAGCCGATCCACCGCCAACGTTTAACCGATAATAAATTGCAATGGCACGACCTGTAGTGTTTTGATACCAAGTATTTGTAGTCAAAGTTGTA